ACGAAGTCACAAATTCGTGTATTGCAATCGATTGGGAGAGGGTTAAGAAAAACTAACGATGGGCGAGGTACTACAATTTATGATTTGGCAGATGATTTATCATGGAAAAGAAAAAAGAATTACACACTTAATCACGCGATAGAACGTGTAAAAATATACACAAAAGAAAACTTTAATTACAGAATTCACGAAGTGCCAATATGAATAAAGATCTTAAAGACTACTTGAATCAGTTTGAGATAGTAACTTATAGGCTAATCGACGGTAGTCACATAATAGCAAACGAAGAAAAATTTGACAGAAATACACGAAGCTTCCACCTCACTGGAGCTGTAGAAATCCAAATCTTAGGAAAGGACGAATCATTTTTTAGTCCTTGGATGCTAGTAAAAGACATCGATGTTATACAAATAAAGGAAAGTCAAATTATATCTTCTGGAGTTCCTTTGGAAAGTGTACAAATACAATATCACAGGTATTTAATAAAATCTAATTTAGAAGGCCATCTTACTAACAATGAGATTGATACTGTTTTAAAACAATTGTTTAATGATCCAGTTGATAATTTTATGAATACAGATATTGATGGAGGTATCGATGGTATGGAAATTGATGATTGCTATAATCCACAATCATCTTTTAAATGGAGAAGTAAATGGGATAATCCATACGGCAAAAATTAACATAGATGTTTTTTGCCTTTCTAAGAATATTATACACCAAATTTATAATTCTGTACATAAAAAAATGCACAAGGTTGCAATTAAATATGTACATTTAAGAGTTTATATTGTATAATATAACTATGCTATGAAAAAGAAAGCTAAAGATAAACCTCACTACGTAAATAACAGGGAGTTTTCAACCGCCGTTGTAGAATACACTGAATCTGTTTTAGAAGCCCGAGAAAAAGACGTTGAAGAACCACGGATCACCGAATACATTGGAACGTGCTTTCTTAAAATTGCAGAAGGCCTTTCCCATAAACCTAACTTTTCTGGATATACATACCGTGAAGAGATGGTGATGGATGCAGTCGAAAATTGTATTAAGGCCATTATGAATTATGATGTAAAAAAGGCGACTCGCACTGGTTTACCTAATGCGTTCGCATACTTTACACAAATTACATATTACGCGTTTTTAAGACGAATCGCTAAAGAGAAAAAGCACCAGGATATTAAAGAGCTGTATATGGAACACGCAGATGCCGCAGGATTTATGGATGTAGGCGATCATAAAGGCGCAGATGGAATTGTTGAACGTATTCGTTTTAAATCACAACTTATTAGAGATCGCGATTCTGCAATCAAAAACTTCGGCAAAAAAATAAAAAAGAAAAAGCGATCTAAAAAAAGAATTTCCGGACTGTTAGAAGATTTTATTTAATATGAAAATAGCTCTTATTAATGATACACACGCTGGAATTAAGAATGGTTCAGATATTTTTTTGAATCACTCATCTAGTTTTTATAATGATGTCTTTTTTCCGTATTTGCTAGAAAACAACATTAAAGATATAATTCATTTAGGAGATTATTTTGATCACCGTAGATACATAAACTACAAAGTTTTAAAACAAAATTATAATGATTTTATAAAAAAACTTTATGATTATGATATGTTTATGGATATAATCCCAGGAAACCATGATGTTTATTATAAAAACACTAACGAATTAAATTCTTTAGAATTAATTTTAAACAAATATAGCGATAGGATTAATGTTTCTATGAATCCTATCGTAAAAAAATTCGCTGAATTAAAAATCGGCTTTTTACCATGGATGTGCGAAACTAACAATGATGAATGCATGGATTTCATTAAAAATTCTGATGCATCTATTTTAATGGGTCACCTAGAATTAGGAGGATTTAAATACATGGGGAATGCTGACATTAAGTCACACGGAATGGATAGCAGTTTATTTGATCGTTATGAGTCTGTTTATTCTGGCCACTATCATACGAAAAGCAGCCAAGGAAATATTACATATCTCGGAACGCAATTTGAGCTTACTTGGTCTGATGCTCATGATCCAAAATATTTCCATATTCTTGATACAGAAACTCGTAAAGTCGAAGCAATTAAAAATCCTCAATATCTATTTCAAAAAATTTATTATGATGAAGATAATCTTAAAGCGATAACCAGAGATGAAATTCAAAACACCTTTGTTAAAGTCATTGTAACTAATAAAAGTGATTTGTATATCTTTGACAAATTCATGGATTTGCTTTATGATTTTAATCCCTATGAAGTTCGAATCATTGAATCATTTGATGAGTATGATGGGGATAATATTGATGATGATGCAGTAAGAGTTGATGATACTCCAACATTGCTAAACAGTTACATCGATGCTACAGAAACTAATTTAAACCAAGACGTTCTTAAAAAAATGATGCAAGAACTATTAATTGAAGCACAATCTTTAGATACTATATAATGATTACATTTAAGAAACTTACGTGGAAAAACTTTTTATCAACAGGCAACAAAGAAACAGCGATTTATCTTAATCGTGATTCTGCGACTCTTATTGTTGGTTCAAATGGTGCAGGAAAATCAACAATGCTTGATGCTTTGTCTTTTGCACTATTTGGGAAGCCTCACAGAAGTATTAACAAACCACAATTGGTAAATTCTATAAACAACACAAAATGTCTTGTCACTGTAGAATTTTCTGTTGGATCAATTGAATACAAAATTATTCGAGGAATTAAACCTAATATTTTTGAGGTTTATCGAAATGGAGAACTATTAAACCAAGAATCACATAGCCGCGATTATCAAAAAATCATCGAGCAAAATATTCTTAAACTTAATCATAAGTCGTTCCATCAAGTTGTTGTTTTAGGATCATCTAACTTTATTCCATTCATGCAGCTACCTTCTTATCAAAGAAGAAACGTTATTGAAGACCTCCTTGACATTGGAATATTTACAAAAATGAACGGTGTTCTAAAAGAAAAAATTGCTATTCTTCGTCATAGCATGAGTGAAACAGATAATGAATTAAATATACTTAAAGAACGGATTGATCTTCAAACAAAACATATCGATGAACTAAAAAAGATTGATTCTTCTCATGAAGAAAAAAGAAAAAACGAAATTTTCAATTTAAACGAAGAAGTTGAAGAATTGCTTAACAGCAATTTATCACTTCAAAATGAGTATGACGAATCTTATAATACTTCAATAGAATCTCATAAAAAAGAAAAAGAAAATATGAACACTTATGCTATGAATATTAACAGTATTAAGCATAAGATGGATGATATCGTAAAAGAATCTATGTTCTATGATAAGAATGATTGTTGCCCTACGTGTGAGCAAGACATTTCGAAAGAATTGAAAGAATCTAAAAATCATAATTGCAAGATAAAAGCTAAATCTCTAAATGAAGATTACTATAAAGCAAAAAAAGAATTTAAGATAGTTGAAGAAAATGTAAATGAAATAAACAAGAAAATTGTTCACTTGAATGAAGTTAATTCAAGTATGCTTAACAACCAAACACGAATTAATATTCTTAAAAAGCGGATTCAAAGCCTTTCTAAAAATATCGATATTCAAGACACTAATGCTGCTGAAAAAACACTGTCTAATGATAGAAGCAAAAGAGCAAATTTAAATGAAGTACGTTTAAAGCAATCACAAAAAAGCTCTTACTTTGATGCTATTAGTGAACTCTTAAGAGACACTGGAATTAAGACTAAAGTTATTCGCCAGTATCTTCCAATCATGAATAAGCTTATCAATCAATATTTACAAGTTCTTGATTTCTTTGTTCTTTTCCATCTTGACGATTCTTTTAATGAAACAATTAAATCTCGCCACCGCGATGAATTTACGTATGCATCTTTTTCAGAAGGAGAAAAACAAAGAATCGATTTAAGTTTATTGTTCTCATGGAGACAAATATCTAAAATGAAGAATAGCGCAAACACTAATCTTTTGGTTCTTGACGAAACGTTTGACTCAAGCATGGACGCAGATGGTGTTGACAATCTTCTTAAAATTCTTAATACACTCGGTAAAGAAACGAATGTTTTTATTATTTCCCATAAACAGGATTTGTTAGAAGGTAAGTTTCCTAATAAGATTGAATTTGAAAAGGTGAACAATTTTAGTCAAATGAAAAAAAGTAGTTTACAAACAGCCAAAAATATAGTATAATATCTAAACAATATGGAAGGCATTAAATATGATTCAGAAAAACCAGACTATAGTTTAGTTCCACCGAATGCGCTAAACGACGTTGTAAAAGTATTAACACATGGAGCCCAAAAATATGATAGAAACAATTGGCAATATCTTGAGAATCTTGATAGTCGTTATTTTGCTGCAGCGCAACGTCATATGTGGGCCCTTCAACGAGGAGAAACTTTGGATGAGGAAACCGGCATTCATCACGCCGCACACGCGGTTTGCTGCATGATGTTTTTATTGGAATTTTATTATTTACAAACCCCTGAAAATAGTATAGAATAACTTGATTATGAAAATCAGTAAAGAAACAATCGAAGTTCTTAAGAACTTTTCCGCAATTAACCCTAATCTTGTGATTAAAGAGGGTAACAATTTATCAACAATTGCAGACGCTAAAAATATTATGGCTTCTGTTGTTGTAGAAGAGTCCTTTGACTCTGAAGTAGGTATATACGATCTAAATGAATTTTTATCTGCTCTTAATCTCATTGACGATCCTGACTTAGACTTTGGCGAAAATTCAGTTTCTATTAATAATACTCGAGCGTCAGTCAACTACCGTTATTCGGATCCTCTTATTCTTACTTCTCCACAAAAAGAAGTGAGCATGCCTGAGGCTGATTTTAAGGTTGAAATTACTTCAAACGTTATTAATGAAATTCGTAAAGCTGGAGGTGCTCTTGGTCACGTTGTTGTCTCGATCTGCTCTCTCGAAGGCGATAATAACGTTTATTTAGAAGTAAAAGACCCAGACAACTCTTCCGCCAATACGTATCGACTTCTCAT